GGAATTATTCCGCGAATACAGCTAATCACTGTATAGACATCTTTGTTGATGCCTAGGTTACGACCTAGCATTTCGCAGGGCTGACTAAACAATTTAGTCATTTAGAGACATGGTTTCCATGTCCCCTGGTGAATCACTCACCATGCCATCATCCATGATGGCAGTGCGGACCTGCAGGAGATCCACATAGCCAGATTTTTGGCTAGAGAGCATAGGAGATGCTCTATTCTTGTTTCCCATGTGGGAAAGTCGGACCATCAAACTCGGTCCGTACCGACGGGCAATCCCGTCGATGGATTCGATAAAAACGAATCCGTTCCAATAATTTTGGACCCACCAATTAACATCCCGTTGTTGAACGTTCGGGTCAATTGGTTCATCCTTATAAAAGGATGAGTATTGTTTTTCAATACGATGCCAGAATCTACTGGCCTTTTTGGCCCATTGGCCAAAAGTAAGAACCTCTGGTTCTTTCTTTCCTTTAAAGGAAAGAAGCTCGGTGAACGTGATTGCGCGTTCTACCAGATCGAGCGAGTCCCAAAATGGGACTAGCCCGAGTTCATCTCGGGCGGCCACAACAACATGTGAATATGTTGGGTCTGAACCCTCATCGTAAGGGTTTGACAGGGGCACACCTGTCACCAAGTTATACATTTCTTTAACTTGGTCTATGGTATAAATACCATAGAGGGGGTAAGACATATCGTCCTCCTGTTCAACGTAGTTGAACTTCTGTAAATCAACAATTAGTTGATCCGATGTCATATCTGGCATCGAGACACCGTAGCGGTAACGGTGTGCAAGTGAACGAAGCTTAATTAACTCCGTAAGCGACGTTGCGCTTCGTGGTTGCTTAGTCAACCAGCGTACGTATTTCACGTACTGCAACTCCCAATCGGAGTATGCCCCAACTTGGGGCAGAGAGAGTCCACCGCAGTGTGCCGGCAAACGCAGTGGGAGCCGAATTGTTTTCGGCCAATCGTCATAGAGGCGATTGAGAAGATCATAAAAGATCTTCACCGTTATATGTTTAACGGTTTCGGATGGGAACCAATCCAATTGGTTCGCAACCATCCGTCCTTTACCTAGGACGGAGGCAACTCTACTGGTGCCTTGTCTTGACATATTAGTCAAGAGTCGACTCTTAATAACGTCGACATACTGGAAGGACCAACCTTCCCCATCTTTATAGTTAAAGATGACATGATCCTCGCAAAATATTACGAGGCGGACGGAATCCCCGTCCTTACCCGGGGATAAGTACATCCCCGTTTCCGTAACTAATTGACGGAATTTTTGACTAAACTGTTCTGTATAAAACAGGGCAGCTACGTCATCCCCACAAACAGCTCGTGGGGACCGTGGAATTTTCACGGTAGGATCTGGTACACACCAATCCTTACCAGTTACTGTGAACTGGTCCGTCATTTCTAAAATGATGAGGTTATAAAGAGTGAGTGTAATGAAACTCACCGGCTCGCCTTGAAACGAGCCACGCCTCGAATTAAATATTCGAGTATCGTCCAACAATGAACGATCGAGGCAGCATTGCCTCGGGCACCAAATTAATTTGGCGAACACCCAAAATGGGTGTGATTTGGGGAGTTCACGCAAGAACCCACTCCAAATTGATTCGATTACAACTAAATCGAGCCAATCTGTCGCTCGTTTGTAATCCGATGACATAGCTATCATCGACTTGGGAAGTAAACTTCCCTTCCTCACAACAAATTTGAGGAAATCCCACAATTTATTTGTGGATTCTAACCCGAGCCGGGCAGTGCCATCGCGCTGCAACACGGGTTCAACCATGAATCTCATGGTTTGGCCTATTAAATTATAGGCAGTGTCTCCTTTTCCGAGACCCCTGGCTTTAAAGCCAGGTTCTGGCAAACTTGTCAGCATTACCGGGGGATAAACCTCCGGTTCATACCTTACTATCTGACGTGAAGTCCAGACTGGTATGAAATAGTGAGTGCCAAAATGGGCACTACCGCCACCAACTTTGGCGGCTTCAAGAAGATTATTCTTCTGATCACATCGGAATAATACGATGAACCAATCAGGCTTTGGTTCGTACCGACCTCTTGCCGCGAGATCGGCTGTTGCCATTAATAGCAACATTTGCCCAACCGTTTCGGGCAAAACATCCTTTCCAGATTTTCTGTAAAGGTTGGACCGACCAGTTAATTGGTTCGGTTGGATGTACAATGCATCCATCATCCGCCATGGTACGTCTGTCATGGTGGAAGCCTTCATATTGATGGCTCGAACGGATCTAACCCATTCGAAACGTTCGGGGTCACTGATCGGATTGGGGAAAGCCCCTTTTCCGTGCGTAAACACCCCGGGGAACATACATATGTTCCCGTATGCATCATATAATTGATGCATGCCTCTCGTCAACATGAACTCATCCATCCTTTGGATCTCAGGTATTGGAGAGTCAACGTTGCGGGACTCCTTATAGAGAAAGGAGTATACGTCATTTTGGCGTAGTGATTGCAGATAATCTGCCATCTCGGCGGCTTTTCCGCCGTCACTCTGCGTCGTGAACGCAGTCGCAGAGTGGGACGCAGAAATGTGCGTCCTCGTCGGCATAGTACCGACGGATAACTTGCTGCCAATTTTTGCAGCAAACTCCCTAATTACAGGGAGTCGGTCCTCAGCAATGGGGTTCCCCCCCCGTTCTCCACTAAGGATCTCTACAGTTTCCTGTAGATCCGCGCGAATATATTCGCGGGACGGGATCGGCAGAGCTCTGCCGAATGTGCGCATTTGGCACAAATTAGCGTGGTCATCCACGCTTCCAACCATACCGATTGGATTACGCCACCGCGTTAAGTGGCCCCCCATCCATGGAAGGGTGGGTTGGTTGGATTGATGATCCCAACCAAGGAACCAAGGGATTGTCCTTGGCCTCGAGTTTTTCTCGAAGTAAAGTAGGCTCGCAAATTGGAGCCACGCTGAAATTGTCTTCAGCCCAGCGCACATATGATCATGGCGCACCTCGAAACCTTCGAGGTAACGAGAAGGGAAAATCCCTTCTTTGCGTGGTTTTTCCACGCAACGTGTTCCGCGTAGTACGGACATGAGATACCAAATTTTGAATCTCTGAATGGCCAAAACTAAGGCCATATCCCTCAATGAGGGATTGAAGTCGCGATTCATCACGACTGTGTGCATGATTGCACACCAACTTTCTTCGAGACGCGACCATTGTACGTCCGACAAGAAGATCATCTTCTTGATGTATCGGGGGCTTAGTTTACCCTCGAAGATGGCATAAAGCCTTCTTGCTCCTTTAAGTTCTTTAAAGGTCAACACCACATAATCAAGTGGGTGAACGGCAAACCGACTGAGCCGTGAACAAATCTCAAAAATTGGAGATTTCGTCCAATCATTGGACGAGCCAAAAGGGATCTCTCTCCCTTTAAATGGATTGTTTTTAGCAATCTTGGCTGGTCGTTATAGAATGACCTTTCGGGGAGAATCGTAATCCTCCGAAAACGCGGAATATTTC